GTCTTCAATAATATCACCTGTAAATCCACCGAAGTTTTCTACATTCCTAAACCTAACCGTGTCTCCTGTGCTACGTCCATGGTTATCTTCAAATACAGTTATTTCTGCGCTGCCTTGTGTTGTAAGAAACGGATTATTTACAAGAAGGCTTTGAGCAGAAGGCTCTGTTCTGTCAGGTCTTGGGTTCAATAGTGCTTGGGGATCCGCTCCAACAGGGGGAGCTTCTAGTTGTGGTTGTTTAGGATCAAAACATTCTGGACATGTTTTAAATCCATCCCATTGTTCTTGCAATTGATGTAAACGATACCTTTGTCCGCAGGTATCGCAGATTCCGTAAGCTCGTCTACCTGATGCAAATGCCATATCATATTATAAGTCTAGGAGGTAAGAATTTAGAACTAACAGAATCTATGTCTTCACTAGCTGCTCTATCCCATTCTTCATCGTAAACTGATTTCAATAATTGAATCCTCTCTGGAGCTCTTTTCATCGCTATGTAATAAGCAAGCCCCGCCGTTAGGCAAGGCAAAAATCTAAATACCACTTCCATGTTATTTGTGTAGTCACCTGCATCTTGCATTCTTGTAAGTGCATAATATTTGATTACATCAGTAGAGTTTTCTGGTGTAGGGTATAGATAAATCTTTGGTGTTATGTGTCTTTCTAAAAAGAATTGAGTAGGCCTAGCTTGATCTGTTTTGTTAGGTGTATAAAGGTAGTCAGACCTACTCAGTCTAGACATTTGAAAATCTGTGTTATCACGAGTAATAACAGCAGAAGTTATATCTATAATATCTGTTCCTAAACTTACCTCATTAGTTCCTTTAGTTACAGTAAAACTGTGCTCAGCAATAAGCCATTGATTTAATCCTCTATTTGCCCACTCAGCGATCATAATATTTAGTGAGCGTCTTGCTGTTTCTAGGTCATATCCTGTACGCAACTCAAGACCGCATCTTTCGTATGCCTCTTCTATGAGTTCATCGACACTGAGATCAAATGAAGTTGTGCTGGAAGTCGTCATTATTTTTTCTTCTTAGAGTTTTTAATAGAACGTTCTATTTGAGCTGCTTGTTTAGCATGTAGCCTAGACGCGCCTTTTAACTCTTTTATAAGTTTTCTTTTTTGTGCAATTGTTAAATCCGCCATTAGTCTTCCTCCTCTGCGTATAGGTTATCAAATATTCTATTAACATCCAACGTATAATCTAAATCGGACTTAGAATAATGTATGTGAGCTGACGGTTTAAAATCAGGGGCTCCTTGTCCTGTTTCAAACCAAGCTGGATGTGTAACTCTGACACGGTTATTTGGTAAGGCAACTATGTTACCTGTCCACGGCCCCGCATCTAATAATTCCATAACATGACTTTGTTTGTGTTGTGCAGGATCGTCTGCAATTTCGTTCTCTGCGTAATCTACTGTAAACAAATATTTAGCTGGGTACATTTCGCCACCTATTTTAGCTAACCAAGGACATGGTGTTGCCCTGTCTATAACGTAAACTGCATGATTGTGAGAAGAACAATCCCAAGGCTGAGCATCGTGTACGGCCATAGGTTCAGGCCATTCAACAAATGGCGTGTCTCCCACTAAGGCAGTAATAGGCATCCTTGCCCACATTGCACCGCCATACACGTTTTCCATCCCTTGTTCTTCCTGTTCTTCTGAAAGAACTCCTGTGAAAATAACTTGAAAACTAAGACATCTGCAGGGCATTGTAGTTACACCAACCACCATGGCGTGTAAAAACTCGCCATGGTATTTTTCATGGTTGTGGGTGTACTCTCGTCTTACCCAGCACTTAAAGTGCGGTATATTACTATGTAAATAAGCCACTATTTATCGTGCCTTATACTTTTCCGCCTTTCTTATAGCCTTTGGTTTTCATGCCGACTTTGCCACCCATTTTGTATCCTTTGGTTTTCATTTTACCGCCAGAAACTTTACCACCCATTCTGTAGCCCTTAGTTTTCATGACACCGCCAGCTCTCATGCCTTTGGTTTTCATTTTACCGCCTTGAGCGTAACCTTTAGTCTTTTTAAACATATCTAATCCTTAATTGTAATATGCAACGAAAAAGTCGCAGTTAGTCAAAGCTACATAAGCTCCTTCTGTAAAACGACAGCCCATGCCTGGTATGTAGTGATCGAAAGATTCGTTCGCTGCAGAACCAAACTTAAACTGAGCTATTATTCTAGTGCCACTTGCGCTAGAACCATCGTATATGATGATCTGTGCGTCAGCATCGCTAGATTGAGCTTGTACAGACTGTATCCTTAGTGAGCCTAAATTAGTAGCAGTTCCAGCTCCCGATGCTCCAATAAAACCTTGAAGCCTCCCTGAGCTAGTTAAAGGAACGGATGCTTTTACATCTGAACTCATATTAGTCTCCTATTAAGCGTCAGCAAATGGTGTAACTAAAGTTCCTGAACCTAAGATAATACCTTCAACTGCATATTTTGCAGAAGCCATTGCAGTAACTTTTACGATACTACCAGCGAGTCCACCTTTAGTTGATCCATTCATAGTGATTACGTCATTAGACGCGCCAGATATGAAAGTTTTACCTGTGGCATTGTTAACACCTGTATAAAGGCCTCCAACAAACTTATCTGTTCCATCTGTTTTAATATCCATATCGGTAGCAGCTGTTTCTACTACAAAGAAAAAACTTGCACCTATGTTATTAAGTTGGTTTGGATCAGTAGAGTCACTTGGAGTGGTAGCTACGATTGAAGGTAAAGTAAATTTACCATCTGCATCATTGCAAGTAAGTATCTTACCTGCGTGTGCTGCTACTGTAAGTGAAGTATCGGCTGTTAAGCTAACAAAAGCTGAACTACCTGCTGATATAAATCCAGCCAAAGATTTGACTGGTCCTGAAAATGTTGATTTAGCCATATTTTTCTCCTAACTAAATGTGTTACACCATCTTGGAGTGAGTCTGCCGAGTCAGTTGGTATAACAAATTATCTCGGTATGAGATTATCGTATCAGAAAAAAATAGAAATGTGTAGAAAAGATAAGGTTGCTGGGTTGAGTAAGAAACCCCCAGCTGGGTTCCATTAAACTAATCGAGTGTTATGCTCCTGGGCTACCAAAGACGCAACGTGGATCCGAGAATCCAAAGCTGTATCTTTCTCTAGCTTTGTACCTAACATTACCCGTATCGAAATCCGCTTCCATTGAAGTTCTGATTGGTGAACGATTAAACATTTTGAAACCGTTCGGTGCATCAGTCTTAATGAAAAAAGCATCAGTGTCAGTCAGATAGTGATTAACTGTATATCCCTCAGGGATCATACCCATGTTTCTCATGGCGTTAATATCATTATCAGACGTGGCAACTCTGCCTGGAGTTTCCAATATTCTATCAGCTACGAATTGTAGTTCTTTAGGAATAATTAACTTAGTTCCTTGAAGAGCTACTTTCAAACCACGTTCGTCAGTGAAGGCTGCAATATCAATCAATGCTTGCTCAAGTGAAGTTTCACTTAGGTCAGCAGATGTTGAAAGCTCATTGCTCAAATTAGGACCGCCCACAGTTGGGTGATCTGTTGCGCAAAGTTCTTTTCCATCGCCGCCAGGGAAACTTGAATTGAAAGCATTATTCAATACAGCTGCCGCCTTGACTTGCTTAGTGTTTGACATACTTCTTGCAAGCGCACGAGTGTACCTAGCCGACAATCTGTCGTATAGGTTATCCTCTACCGCTTCTTCTGTGATGCTAAACGCTAAAGCTATGGTTTCGTGGGTATAACGTGACGTGAACGCCTCTTGGGCTGAATCAAACGCTACGCCAGCTCCTTCTGATTTAACGGGTGCCTGGTCAAAGCCTGTCAACATTACTTCTTCCTCAAAAGCACGATCAGAGTTTTCAACGTCAAAAATTTCTTCATGTTCGTTTTCATATCTGTCGTACTCAAGACCGAATAATGCGTTTAAGCCTGGAAGTAACTCTTTGACTAATTGTCCTCTAGAAATTGCCATTTAATTTACTCCTTATGTTCCAGCTACAGGACCTCTGTAAGCATGTTCATTAATGAGAACAACTAAGTTCGCATTATCGCTTGAAAGGTCTCCGTTTTTATCGTCTTGAACTACGCCCACAACCTTTAGCTGAAGGCCTTGGGTTGTTGCTAGTGTACTAGAGTCGAGCTCGCGAGTAGCTACGCCAGTTGTTGTACTACCACCAATACCATCAGTGTCAGCATTTCTGCCAACAGCTGCGATAGTAGAAGCACCATCCGCTTGAACAACAAACAATTGATTAGGATCGTCATAGATGTAAGCTTCTATGTCTCCGCTACCAAGTGCCGTTGTAGATGCTGGATAGTAATTCTTAAAAGTGGGAGTTCCGTCAGTAGCTGTATAAAAAACATGAGATAAAACACCTACGTTATTAGCAGAACTAGCTGCTGATCTTTCGATGTATCCTCCGTTGAATATAGTTAAGTCACCTTGGAAGATGCTTGTACCGTATCCTGATGGATTAATGTTATATTTATTAGCTTCTTGAACGGCTGAACCGACATTTAGTCCTTTGTATGGTCTTAGACCAAAGGCTTTATCTACATTTGCCATATTCTTTCTCTAATTTACAAGAATTAATATAAAGAACTCTTAGTTACCTGAACCTTGAGTTCCACCAATTGTTACGCGCGACTGCCTCTCTGGTCTGTTTATGGACATGCTGGGGTGCGTACCATCTTTCATCATATCGTTATCTACAGCATCCATCTGGCTTTGCGTTTTATTTGCAAAGTATTCAGATCTTTCCTGTACAGTTTCAATAGGAATCCTACATAGTATTAAACCACCAACGCCTATAACACCCTCAAACTTACCATCATCGATTGTCGGAGATTCAAAGTCAGGATATTCATCTGCTCTCACAGGTTCCCATCCTTCCCTCATCTTAGACATGACATTCTTACGATCATCTTGTCCTCTGATTTCTAATCTCACCCAACGATGAACATAACCTTCGGGAGGTGTAGGTGCGTCCAAAGCAGATGGGGGAGCCCATGGTTTTCTCGCTACTTGCTTTTCGCGAGTCTGGGCTTCGCGTGGTTGACGATTCTCGTCAGTCTTTTTATTATTTTCAGTCATTTACGTTGCTCCACGTTATTCAACATATTTCGCGTACTCTTCTAAAGGCACACCCAATTTATTTGCTATTGCAACCTGTGAGGGTGTGAGTCTCACAGTTTTGCGCCCTGGTTTTGCACTTCGCTTCGCTGGTGCTACCGTCTGAGCGGGTTGGCTCGTCTGAGTTTCTTCATTAAATTTATGAGGAAATTCGTTTCGAATCCTGTTATTTATCTCATCATAGTATTCATCGCTCGCTGGGTCAAACCCTTCTGACAATAAATCTTCATGAAAAGCAAAGGAGGTCATAGTCATAGCTTTGTCGTTTCCGAACCAAGGATTCTCTTCTGCCCATGCTTGAGCTTTAGGATCTGGTTCAGAATACTCTTGTGGCTGTGGCTGTGGCTCACTTGGAATATCCTGTGTTACCTGTTCTGCTTGCGCTGCTCTTGCAGTGCGCTCTTGGTTTAAAGCTTGTACACGTTGAGCTTCAACAGCAAGAGCTGCTAGTTTTTGTTGTGCGTTCGTCTGTGCATCGATGTCTGCTTCTTCGTTTGCTTTTCTTAAAAGATTCTTTGTTGCTTCGGTTTCAGCTGAAATCCTGTTGGCCTCAGCTACGATGTAGTTACTATCTAAATTCGTTTTTTGTTGTGTTAGTGTTTCGTTTTCTTTCTTTACGTTTTCTGCAAATTGCGTTGCTGCTTGCTCTCTTCGTTCGGCTTCCCTTAGTTTAGCAGT